TGCAACGACAAACCGGTGCAGCTGTAGAATCGTTTAGGAATGAAATGGTTAAAGCTAATGAAATGAGTCAGCAAATTTTATTGGCAACCGTTCAGGAAACGCATCCGGACATCAAAGTTATTGAGGCAGTGAAATGAGACTTACTATTATTGTGTCTGACGGGGCCGTTTATAAAGACGGTGTTGCTTATTTAGGGCTTACTTGGCAAGGCACGCCTGACAATGTTCATGCCCTTCAGTGGTATGGGGTTGAAGGCTCTATTGAGTACAAAGATAATTCTCCGAATTCGGAGATTACAGAACTACCTGCTTGGGCGATAAGCGCTGAAGCGGCTTGGGATGCAGCTAACAACCCCCCGCCCCCTCCGCCCCCTACTCCGGAAGAAATTAAAGAATCTAATAAGTCTACGGCGATTGCCAAACTGCAAGAAACGGATTGGGCTGCTACGGTTGATATTGCTGACCCCCAGTACTCAAACCCCTACTTGGCTAACCAAGGTGAATTCCTTGCGTACAGGTCTGAGGTTCGGGCTATTGCCGTGAATCCTCCTACTACGGTAGTTGACCCATGGCCGGTAGAACCTACAGCTGTTTGGGAAGCTGCTCCGTAAAGGAAACTATATGAAAGTACTACTACTATGGGCTTTAGATCGGCTTAAAGAACCTTCTACTTGGCAGGGGTTTACGGTTATTGCTACTTCCGTCAGCTCTGCACTTAATCCTGAGTTGGCCGGTAAAATTGCCGAAGTTGGTGCTAGTGTGTTTGGTTTGATTTATGTAATCAAGAAAGGTTGATCTAAGAGGGTCCTAGGGGCTAATAATGTTTGGTACTTACCCATTTGCTAGGACCCCCCTATCTAGCCTACCTTCCGCCGTTTTTACAGTATCGGTTACGGAAGACATATCCGTAACTGATAGCGCATTAGCCGGTAAAATATTTACCGCGTCGATTTCGGAAGCAGTAAATCCAGCTGATTCCAGCACTGTGACCATGCAGTATGCGGTGTCGCAGTCAGAAAATCTATACTCTGACGATACTAGGATAGTAGGTATAGCCTATCCTGTAAGTATTACTGAAAACAGCTCTCTTGCCGACACGTACGTGTTTTCGGCTCAATTTGCAGCGAGCCAATCGGAAAACCAATCCTTAGCTGAACAAGAGTCTATATCAGCAGCATTTGCAGCTTCGGCAACAGAGAACTTGGTGTTGGCTGATTCTAGTACTCAAATATCTTCTTACGGTCTGTCAGTAACTGAAAACTCTACTTTAACTGATACTCCACTAGCGGTAGCTAATTATCTTAAGTTTATAACTGAGGATACTTTAGTAGAATCTGTGGAAAGCGTTTCCGCTCAATTCATATCTTCTTTAACTGAAAATTTTGCCCCTGATTCATACTCAGTAGAAGGAGAAGCGTACTACGCGGCTTTAACAGAAGCGTTTGTAGTAGATGATGCTAACGCAGTAAGCATAGGATATGTCGCGGCGGTTACTGAAGATTCTCAAGTAGATGACGCCTGTGCTGTAACGGCGCAATTTGACTCAGTTATAACTGAAGATGCCCGCCTGCAAGATGTACGGGTAGTGGTAACTAACTACCTGATATCAATAAACGAGAATACTGGGGAGACGGCCTACGCTAATTGTGCTGCTGGATTTGCAGTACAAATACTAGAAGATTTAACGGTAAGAGAAACGATCTCCTACTTCCACTACCCTGTGGTCGTAGGTTGGAGCCCGATCGACACCGATATCTACACCTACGATGCCAGCACTTTGATGTTGGGTGCAGCGTCGTTTGCTCAGATACCTTTTAGTGGGTATGTAGGCGGTCAGTCGATTGTTACCCCCGATTGGGTAGAAGGATCTTACTGTTCCTCTACTGTGGACAACGTTACGTGGGACGCTGTTAACACGGATATCTACACCGAAAGTAACTCTGTTGGGTTAATGTTAGGCGGTGTATCATTTGGAACCATACCTTTCAGCGGGTTTAATGGTGGGGCTGTGATTGTCACGCCGGGCTGGAAAGACATCATTAACAATTAGGTGATCTATGACTTCTACTTACACGCCTAGCCTTCGAATCAATGAGATGGGTAACGGCGACCAGTCCGGTACATGGGGCACCACTACCAATACCAACTGGAATTTGATGGAGCAGGCTGTAGCTGGTGTGCAATCCATCTCAATGACCAATGCCAATTACGTTCTGACAGACTTGAATGGGGCTTCAGACGAGTCCCGTAACATGGTCATCGTTGCCGGAGGGTCTATTTCGTCTTCGTACCAGATAGAAGCCCCCCTAGTAACCAAGGTTTACCTAGTAGTTAACAACACGATTGGCGGTAATGACATTACCTTTGGTGGGTCAGGCGGAGCGGTAGTAACCGTACCTAACGGGTATGCCACTTTCGTCTATTGTGACGGCACGGACTTTTTTGCCGGTGCTACATGTAGCTCTGGGGACTTTGCGGTTCTAGGTGATCTGGAAGTAACTGTAGATGCCCTCATAAATGGGCAGCTCGGAGTGGTAGGTAACACCAACATCTCTGGGGATCTATCTGTAACTGGGTCCAGTAACATCGTCCCGGTCGGCTGCATCATGGCGTTCCCTGCTAGTCCACCCCCAGCAGGATTCATTCTGTGTAACGGGCAAGCCATATCAAGGGGGTTGTATGCCGATCTTTTCGCCCTGATTAGCACAACGTTTGGTCCCGGTGATGGATCCACTACGTTCAACGTACCTAATATTCCAGACCTAGTCACAGGTGTGTCCTACATAATTAGGTACAGCTAAGATGGTTACTTCACGAGACTGTTTTGCTCGATACGGCGACCCCTCCGCCAACGAAGGTAAATTCATGGTGCTCTGGGACGTGCCAGCATGCTGCGAGCACGGTGCCATTCCTAAACGGGTTTACTGTAATAAAGATCTGAAGCCGCTCCTTGAAGCCGCATTTAAAAACGTGAATGAACGTGGTCTTGCCGCGCAGGTCAAGACTTGGGACGGATGCTTCAACATCCGCAAGAAGCGCGGCGCTACGTCAATGTCCTTGCACTCATGGGGTTTGGCGATTGACTTTAACGCAGCATGGAATGGTTTTGGTAAAAAGCCTACTATGCCTCCTGAACTCGTGAAGTGCTTTACCGACGCCGGACTTGATTGGGGTGGTACTTGGTCTAAGCCAGACGGCATGCACTTCCAGATAGCCAAGCTGCCGTAGGAGACTACTAGTGCTTCAGAAACTCCAGTTCCGACCGGGCCTCAACCGAGAGGGTACTGACTACTCAAACGAGGGCGGTTGGTACGACGGGGATAAGATCCGTTTCCGTTCCGGATTTCCAGAAAAGATTGGCGGTTGGACACAACTATCAAACGCGCAGTTTGAAGGTGTTTGCCGTGATCTTTGGGTATGGCTCGATGCTGATTTAGGAGCTGGCGCTACGTACATAGGTGTTGGTACCAACCTTAAGTACTACATCTACTACGGCGGGGCGTTTAACAACATAACCCCGATCGTACACACGAGCTCGCTATCGAACCCGTTTGACACTGCACATGCAGCTCTTGCCAATGGGATAACGGCTACTGACACTACCATGATTCTTACAGCCGCTGGGTCGTTCCCAACGGTAGGTGGGGTCGTGCTTATTGGTTCAGAACAGATAGCATACTCAGGAGTAAGCGGTAGCAACCTTATCGGGTTAACTAGAGGGTACAACGGAACTACAGCGTCTATCCATTCCACCGGCGATAGCGTTGATTGCTACACGATTCTTGTAACGGATGCCACGTACCAGCCTAACCTTGGCGATTACATAATAATTTCGGGAGCTTCTGCTGTTGGTGGGGTAACCCTTAGTGGCGAGTACAAAATCCAAGTCTTAGTATCCGCTACTGAGTACACGATCAACGCTGCTACGGCAGCTACGTCTATCGCCAATGGCGGCGGCACTCCTACTATTGAGTATCAATACCCGGTCGGCCTTGATGTGTTCACCCCCGGCTTAGGCTGGGGCGCTGGTCCTTGGAATGCTGGCTCTTCTACTGATCCTTGGGCGCACGGATGGGGTACTCCTTATACCGGCGGTACTTCTCTAGGTGAGCAGATTCGCCTTTGGACTAGTGATAACTTTGGGGCCAATCTAGTTCTGGCTCCGCGTGGTGGTCCCATTTACTACTGGCAGGATTCTCTGACTGTAGCTGTACCCGCCCAAGCTATTTCTGAGCTGGCTAATGCGGCCACGTCTCTTACGGATAACTGCACGTTCCTGATCTCGGTTACGTCGATCACTGTAACGGCGGCTAACTCTCAGTTCATTTTCCCGTACATGAGGATATCTGGTGCTGGCATCCCTGCTAACACCATGGTTGACCCTGCGTACATAACGGGTAATACGACCGTCCCGATCGTAGATGCGACCACTCTTGCAGCGGCTACCACTACGTCAGCTAGCTCGGGTTCGTATTCGTTTTCATATGCTGGGGCGTTTGCTCCCACTGCTACGTACCAAGTCATCGCGTCATCTATTCAGGAGTTTGTTATAGCGTTCGGGGCTAACCCGTACGTTCCTAATGACCCGGCTTCTGACTTCGATCCAATGCTTGTCCGCTGGTCCGATCAGGCTAATCCGTATCAATGGGTGCCTCAGGCTGTAAACCAGTCAGGTGAGTACCATCTGACCAACGGGTCGTACATCATGTGCGCCCAGACAACGCGACAAGAGCTTCTGGTATGGACGGATTCCTGCATTTACTCGATGCAGTACATTGGGGCTCCGTATATCTGGGGGTTCCAGATCATTATGGACAACATCACCATGATGTCCCCCAACAGCGCCATCACGGTCAACAACGTTACCTTCTGGATGGGTCGGGACCGGTTCTACATGTACTCTGGTCGGGTTGAGGTATTGCCTTGCGCTCTTCGTCAGTACATCTTCGAGGACATCAACACCGATCAGGCGTACCAAGTTGTCTGCGGTACTAACAACGCCTTCAACGAAGTCTGGTGGTTCTATGTGAGCCTCAGCGGTGGCGGTACTACCATCGACAGGTATGTTGTGTACAACTACCTAGACCGCGTTTGGTACTACGGGTCTCTTAATAGGTCCGCTTGGATCCAGTCTGGCACACAGCCATTCCCTATCGCGGCTGATTACAACGGCAGGCTTCTGTACCACGAGAACGGCAACGACGATAACTCTACGGCGGCTACCCTGCCTATAACTGCATATGTGCAGTCGTCTGACTTTGATATCGGGGATGGGCACAACTTTGGGTTCGTATGGCGTATTTTGCCTGACGTTAACTTTAATGGGTCTTCAGCCAACAGACCGGCTGTGACTATGACTGTTAAACCTAGGCAGAACTCAGGTACGCCGTACGGTTCGGCAGATAGTCCTACGGTGCAGAGCACGCAGAACTACATACGTATTCCTCAGTACACAGTCCAGCAGTTTGATGGGCAGGTGTATACCCGTCTTCGTGGAAGGCAGATGAGTTTCCGTATCGAGTCTACCGGGCTGGGTGTCGCTTGGCAGTTAGGTAGTCCCCGTATCGATATCAGGCCAGATGGACGCCGATGATCGCACCCAAAAAGCTCGTACCGTTACCTACTAAGGCTCCTAACCTACCCATTCCTCCGGTTGGGTACAGCCAACTGTATGTAGAACAGCTTCTTGATGTTCTTAGGCTCTACTTTAACCAAGTAGATAACCTGTCGTACGCCCTTCTTGAATCTTCGTTTACTACGGCGGTAGTGGCTTTGATTGATGGGGTTAATGCCTCGATCACAAATAACCTTAACAATGCCCAGTACCTAACTAAGAATGGTACGGGCGATTACACCCTGACGTTCACCCAACCGCTTTCTCAGAGTACTTATGCGCCGCAGATTACATTAGGGGGGATTGGGTTTGCTGAGGTGGTTAATCCGCAGTTCGATTTGATACGGTTTAAGACTTACGACAGTACCGGCGTAGCTACTGATTTTTCTTATATATCGCTGGTTATTATCGGTGGTGGGGCAATCTAACCATGGTACTA